GCCCCCGCCCCCGCCCCCGCCCGAGCCTCCCTCAAAAGCTGACCCTGCTGTTAGACAGGCTCGCCGCGACGAGCGGAAGAGGGCAAAGATGCAGTCAGGCGCAGCAGGCGCTGTAAGGACGGGACCGCTCGGTACAACGTCTCAAGCATCGACGGCACAACGCACTCTGTTAGGAAACTAACATGCTGCCGACGTTGGACAACCTGCACACTACCCTTCCGCTCAAGGGTAAGAAGAGCGCCTTGCTTCGCCGATACGTCAAGTTGGAGAACGACAGGCAATCTTGGCGCAGTCATTGGATGGAGATTACTGACTACATCCTCCCCCGGCGTGGGCGCTACCTGATGGACAGTCAGAACAACAGGGGCAGGGCAAGGAACACCAAGATCATCGACAGCACTGGCACTCAGGCTTTGCGGACAATGTCTGCAGGGATGATGAGTGGCATGACCTCACCGGCTCGCCCTTGGCATAGGCGTAAGGTACGCGACGAACTGATGGACGACGGCGAGGTCCGTCAATGGCTCGGTCAGGTTGAGAAGATTGAGCGTGCTATTCTGAACCGTTCCAACTTCTACAACTCCATGTCTACGATCTACACTGAGCTTGGTGGCTTCGGTACTGCGCCTCTTTACCGGCAACCCTCTTTTGATAGCGTCATACGGTTCCGCCCGTTCACGGCTGGCGAGTATGTTATTGCAGAGAACGAGCAGGGTGTTATCGACACTCTAGGCCGACGCTTCACAATGACTGTTGCCCAGATCGTACAGAAGTTCGTCTTTGATCCGTTTACCGAAAAGATGGATTGGACGGGTACGTCGAAGGCAACTAAGAAAAATTGGGAGAACCACAACTACGATGAACTGGTCGAGGTTGTTCATGTCATAGAGCCGAGACTGCTAGCTGATCGCGACATGGGTAAGAAGGACAGCCTCAACATGCCCTTCAAGAGCTGTTACTTTGAGTACGGCGCTGAGGGCGACGAGCTGCTGATGGAAAGCGGGTATAAAAAATTTCCTGCCTATGTGCCGCGATGGGATGTTCTGAGTGGCGATATTTATGGCAGGTCACCGGGGCAGGATCACTTACCCGATGTTCGTCAGTTGCAGCACCAGCAGAAACGCAAAGCGCAGGCCATTGACAAGATGGTCAACCCGCCGATGACAGCTCCGACTAGTCTGAAGGGCAAGCCGTCCACTGTACTGCCGGGGCAGACAACTTACGTTGACCCCATGCAGGGAACACAAGGCTTCACTCCTGCCTACCTCGTGCAGCCTCGCATCCAAGAGCTGATGATGGACATACAGGAAGTGCAGAACCGGATACAGCGCGGGTTTTATGCTGACCTGTTTGCCATGATGATCAACTCAGACCGTCGTCAGATGACGGCGACGGAGGTGGTGGAAAGGCATGAAGAAAAACTGGTGCTGCTTGGGCCTGTGCTGCAGCGGCTGAACGTCGAGCTGCTTGACCCCTTGCTGGACGACGTGTTCGACTTCGCTCTAGATGCCGGTATCCTCCCAGAGCCTCCCGAGGCTCTTGCTGGCGAAGAGCTGGAGGTGAACTATGTAAGCCTGCTCGCACAGGCCCAGCAGGCAGTCGCTGCTAGTTCTATGGAACGCACGCTTGGCTTTGCAGGGAATATGGTTGCCGTGTTCCCCGAGGTTACAGACAACATCAACTCGGACGAGGCGCTTCGGCAGTACGGCGACATCTTGGGTATATCTCCCGACATAATGAGGGACGAAGAAGAGGTTGCCCAAATGCGTGAGGCTCGCGAGCAGGCGCAGCAGCAGGCACAAGCAATGGAGCAGATGGCTCCAATGGCTCAAAGCGCCAAGGTGCTTAGCGAGACGGACACGCAGAACCCCAACGCTCTGACTGATCTTCTAGGTACAGGGCAGTCAATAGTATGATCGCGCAAAAGGTATACGATGCGTCTGACAAGGAGCAAATCCGACAGGCTCGGCTTGAAGAAGAGGACGTGGAGAAGGACATTGACTTCATCATGTCTCAACCGCGAGGCCGCCGTTGGGTGTATCGCCTGCTCTTTGAGCCGACGCTATCGCACATTGAAAACCAAAGTTTTGTACCGGGGTCATCTGACGCAACCGCTTTTAACGAGGGCGCTCGGTCAGTGGGTACTAGAGTTCTAGACGAGGTCAAAAGGCAACCTAAGCTGTACATGCGGATGCTAGAGGAGAACGCCTTCGATGAGTGATGTGGCGGGAACCTGTTTAGTATGCGGATGCGACAAGCCGAAGGTTTTTGTGCATGGGCATTACCAATGCGTAGATTGCAAATGCGTAGCAGACGGAGACTGCTGCTCGGGAGAGGTAGCAGTGCCAAGCAACGAAGGAGAGAACGATGGCTGAAGAAGCTGTAACCGAAGAGATTACCGAGACACCTGTCGAAGAGACGTTGGTGGAGGCTGCTACAGAAGCGGCTGCAGGTGAAGAAGCTCCAGATACCCTGCTGTCGGGTGACGAGGGTGAGGAGAAGGACGGAGTTCCAGACGAATATAAGTTTGAAGCTCCCGAAGGGATGGAAGTGAATGAGGAGGCTCTAACTCAATTTGCCGACACGGCAAAAGAGTTGCAGTTGTCTCAAGCACAATACCAATCCCTAATTGAGTACGACTTGCAGAGGCAGGCAGACGCCGCCAAAGCTATGTCCGATCAATACAACAACCGTGTGGCTGAGTGGGCCACTGAGGCTAAGGCAGACAAGACTATCGGCGGCGAAGCGTTGGACGAAAATCTTGGATTAGCCAAACGGGCAATTGAAACTTTTGGGGATGATGATCTTGCACAGATCATGGCTGCCCCTTCAGTGGAGAACCCTGATGGACTTGGGCTTGGTAACCATCCAGCAATGATACGGTTATTCTATAGAGTTGGGAAATCTATAAGCGAAAGCAGCCTAGTGACCGGCGACAGTAAAGTCGAAGGTCCGTCCGCTCTGGAGCGTATGTATCCCAGCATGTTTCAACAAGCAGGGTAAGGAGAGCTAGGAAATGGCAACCCTCAGTGTGAAGAACCCGACCCTAGCCGATCTGGCGAAGGTTACGGACCCAGACGGGTCTATCGCGGACGTTGTGGAAATCCTCAACTCCACGAACGAAATTCTTCAAGACATGACTTTTCTTGAAGGCAACTTGACTACAGGCCATAGAACTTCAATCCGTTCAGGTCTGCCGACACCAACTTGGCGTAAACTCTACGGCGGCGTCCAGCCGACGAAGAGCCGCGCCGTACAGGTGACGGACAACTGTGGAATGATGGAAGACTATGCGGAAGTCGATAAGGCTCTCGTAGACATGGCGGGTGACCCCGCTGCCTTCCGTCTTCAAGAAGATCGCCCCCACATTGAAGGCATGAACCAAGAGTTCGCGTCTACTCTGTTCTACGGCGATGAAAGCACCGCACCTGAAGAGTTCACGGGTCTGGCTGCACGCTACAACAGCTTGTCTTCTTCTAATGCAGACAACATTGTTGACGCTGGCGGCACTGGCTCGGACAACGCTTCAATTTGGCTGATCTGCTGGGGACCAAATACCTGTCACGGTATTATTCCCAAAGGCTCCAAAGCCGGTGTTCAACAGCGTGACCTTGGTGAAGTAACCATCGAAAATATTGATGGCTCGAATGGTCGTATGCAAGCGTATCGGACGCACTATCGCTGGGACGTGGGCCTCACGGTTCGCGATTGGCGCTACCTCGTTCGCGTTTGCAACATTGATCGCTCTGAACTAACCGCCGACAAGTCGGGTAGTTCTGCCGATCTGAACGACATTATGCACCAAGCATGGACGGAACTGCCAAGCACTTCGGCAGGACGTTGCGCTTGGTACATGGACAAGCAGGTCATGTCCTTCTTGCGTCGTCAATCTTCGGATGGTGTCAAGAACTCGACACTGTCAGTCGATATGGTTGGTGGTACGATGCAAACATCATGGGGCGGGTTACCCATCCGTCGTTGTGATGCGTTGCGTACTAACGAAGCCCGTATCACTTAATCGGCGTCCCTTTAACTGTCCAGATATAGGAGATAGCTATGATTTTGGACGAATTTAATGAGTTTGCAGACGCTACTGCACTCGACACGTCAGGGACTGACACCGACCTAATTGGGGACGTGATAGACCTTGGCGCAACGACACCCGACCTTGGCAATGGTCAACCTGTGTACCTCGTGATCCAAGTGGACACGACTGTTACTTCAGGCGGCTCTGCTACGGTTCAATTCCACCTCGCATCTGATGCGGCGGCGGCTATAGCAACGGACGGTTCTGCGAGCTACCATTACTCGTCTTCCGCCATCGCGAAAGCCACCCTCGTAGCTGGTTACGAAATCATTACTCCAGTACCGCTTGGCACTTATGAGCGGTATCTCGGAATTTTGACCACAACTGGCACAGCGGCTCTTACGGCAGGAAAAATTAACGCCTTCCTGACGCTTGATCCGAAGGGTTGGAAGTCATACCCGGACGCCACTAACTAAGTGGCCCAAACAGGGGGAGGCACTTGTGCCTTCCCCTACTTTGCTAGGAGGAACACATGCCTCAAGTTATTTTTAGAGAGGACTTCTTCGATGGAAGTCGTCGCTACAAAGCGCATGAAACTTACGACATTGCGGACACAGTTGTATTGCCCACTCAGGACATTATCAGTATTGACGGGAAGCCCTTTGTAGCTGCCCCAACAGCAGCCGTTCGCGCTCGTAATGAGGACGGCACTCTCAAAGGCGATGACCCCGCTACACCAGATGTCAATGAGGCGTGGGAGGGCGGCAAGAAGCCAAGGGCCAAACGCAAGACGGCCAAAAAGAAAGCCAGCTAAATGGCAAGCCAAGTACAGATTGCCAAGCTGGCCCTTCAGCACCTTGGGGACCGCTACGATATTAGTGACCTCAGCGAGGCAACTGTTGAGGCAGAGCAGGTCAACCTGATCTTTGAAGACACAAGAGACTGGTTGCTGCGTCAGCACCCGTGGAACTTTGCCAAGAAGTACGCAACCCCTGCTGAGTTGACAGGAAGCGGTACTACTGCTGTCCCCGGTAACTGGGAACGCATGTATCTGTATCCGCCAGATGCCCTTCGCATGGGCGGCATTATCAATCCTCTTGGGGACGATCAACCTGCAATCAAGTTTGAGGTTGCAAGGAACGCCAGTGATGAGAGGGTAATTTTATGCAGCGTGGAAGACGCAGAAATTTTTTACACCGCTCGGATTACTGACCCTACGGATTTTGATCCTGAGTTTACAATGGCGTTCAGTTACGCGCTGGCATCTAAGATGGCTATGCCCCTGACAGGGGAGAGGTCTATTGCGGGTGACCTTATGGCAGAGGCGCGGAACCATATTAACAGCGCTTGGGAAACTGATAGCAACGAAGGCGTTGAAGAAAGCGCCCCAGATGCTGACTGGATTAGAGCGCGGACAGGGGTGGTTACTAACGTCAATACATTTACGGCAACCAATACATGACCAAGGTTATTCAGGCCAATTTCGCAGGCGGGGAGGTATCAGACGCCGTATCCGCTCGCGTTGACATTGACAAGTATAAGACATCCGTTGCTAAAGCGGAGAATATGTTTGTACAGGTTCATGGCGGCCTGAGCAGTCGGACTGGTCTGCAATTCATTGCAGAGGCGAAAACCCCGGCGAACACAGTTAGGCTAATCCCTTTCGAGTTCAATACGACGCAAACTTACATACTGGAGTTCGGTCACCAGTACATGAGGGTCTATAAGGACGGGGGACAGGTGCTGTCCACGTCAGTGACGGATAGTGTCAATGGCATCACTGTTGCCGCCCCGGCGGTCTTGACTTGTACGGGGCATCCATTTTCTGACGGGGATGACGTTTTCATAAGCGGTATTGTTGGTATGACCCAGCTTAACCAGCGGACATTTCGCGTATCTAACAAAACAACAAACACTTTCCAGCTTACCGATTTTGATGGCACTGCGATTAGTAGCGCTGCTTACACGGCCTACTCCTCTGGCGGCACGGTGTCCAAAGTGTTTGAGATTGTCACCCCTTATGCCGCTGCTGATCTGTTTGATATAAAGTATGTCCAGACAGCAGATGTGATGACGCTCACACACCCAACCTATGAGCAGCGCAATCTAGCTCGTACAAATCACGACGCTTGGACGTTGTCGGTTATTGAGTTCCAGCCTGAACAGGCGTTCCCTACAGGGATAGGCGTGACCGTTAACAGCACGGGCAGCGAAACGGATCGTTACGTCGTTACGGCTGTTAATAGGGACACTGCTGAGGAGAGCTTGCGAGGGCTGAACAGTACAGCGAAAAGCATTACGGCAATTACCAAAGCTGATCCGGGTGTGGTAACGAGCAGCTCGCATGGATTTTCGGATGGAGATGAAGTCTACATTCAATCTGTTGGAGGCATGGTTGAGGTTAATAACGAGGTTTATAAGGCTGCAGGTGTGACGACAAACACATTTAATTTGACCGACACGACTGGAGCTAACGTCAACACAACAAACTTCACAACGTACACTTCTGGCGGGACGGCAAACCAGATGTTTGTCAAAGTGACTAACTCTCACGAGACTAGGGACAACACTGTTGCTTGGACAGCAGCGGCAGACGCAGAGAGTTACAATGTTTACCGAGAAAAAAATGGGTTGTTTGGTTTTATTGGAAGGACGGAGGACACGTCATTTACGGACAGCAACGTCGCTCCCGATACCACAGACACGCCTCCGAGAACCCGTAACCCTTTTACCGGGACCGACACATATCCAAGCACTGCAGGGTATTATCAGCAACGGAAGCTGTTTGGAAATTCTAACACGCACCCCCAACGAATATACATGACACAGACAGGACACTTTTCAAACTTGTCTGTCTCTAGCCCTGCGCGTGACGACGACGCTATAACGGTGACCCTATCCTCTAGACAGGTAAACGAGATACGCCATTTCGTCAGCCTGTCGGATTTGATTGTGTTAACGTCAGGGGGAGAATGGATTATTTCAGGCGTGGACGATGTTATCACGCCTTCAGGTATTCAGGCCAAACCCCAATCGTACTTTGGCGCTACAGAAGTCCAGCCGATTGTAGCTGGCGACATTGTGTTGTTTGTACAGCCGGGTCAGACCGTTCGCGATCTTGGTTACGAGTTTTCCACTGACAGTTATAAAGGTAACGACGTTTCGATACTGGCTCGCCACCTTCTTGACTATAACACAATTACAGACTGGAGTTTTGCCCAAGCCCCTTACAGCCTGATCTGGACGACGAGAGACGACGGCGTCATGCTTTGCCTAACCTACTCTCGGGAGCAGCAGGTGTTTGGGTGGACCCGTCATGTAACAAAAGGTGATTTTAAAAGCGTAGCTTCTGTTCGAGAGGGGGACGACGATTTTAGTTATTTTGTTGTGGAGAGAAAAATTGGCACGCGCACAACCCAGTACGTTGAGCGCATGTCCTCCAGAGACTTTACGGACGTTCAAGATGCGTTCTTTGTAGATAGTGGGCTGACGTATGACACCCCTGTTACAATCACAGGATTTACGAACGCCAGCCCGATTGTCGTAACCGCTTCAAGTCACGGGTTTGAAAACGGGGACAAGGTAGACATAACCGGGATCAAGGTTGTAGACAGCACCGAGACAAGGGGCTGGGCTTACGACACTGAGATTGAAGGCACGGGATACACTGTTGCCAACAAGACTACCCATACTTTTGAGCTTCAGAACAACAGCGCCAACGTCAACGGCTCATCTTTCAAAGTTTATCACTCTGGCGGCCAAGTCCGTAAGCAAGTTAGCGAGATCAGCGGACTGTGGCATCTTGAGGGGGAGAGCGTCGTTGCGCTTGCTAACGGGTATGTGGTCAGAGATTTGACGGTAGCCAGCGGCAAGGTTACTTTGTCTGATGCGTCTAGTCGCATACACATAGGGCTTCCCTACACGGCAGAAGTAGAGAGCCTTAGACTGGACAACGGCAACACTGCTGACACCATTCAGGGGCGCAATAAGAAGATTAGCAAATTGACGCTAAGATTTGAAAGAACATTAGGCGGATGGGTAGGGCCAGATCGCGATCATATGCGCGAAATGAAGTACGGCCTTGTTGCCTTATACGGACAGCCGCCTGAGTTCATTACAGACGACAAGGCGATCACCCTTAGCCCTAGCTGGAACAAGGACGGTCAGATTGTCGTTCAGCAGCGTGACCCACTGCCGATGACCCTGCTCGCTCTTGTCCCTGACGTTGTCGTAGGGGGGAACTGATGCAATTTGCAACAGAAAGTCTATACGACGTTATGGGAGAAGTTGCCCCGTTGCTCTGCGAGCATTGGGAGCAGATAGCTCTAGACAAGGATACTGTAAAATTGAGCCCCGATTGGGATGTCTACAAATTTATGCAGGACCACGACAAGTTACACATTACTACCGTTCGGCAAGAGGGGGAGCTAGTAGGATATGTTGTGTACCTTATTTCCCGCTCCTTGCATTACGTTGACGAAGTTTTTGCTGAAGGGGATTTATTCTGGCTTTCTCCTCAACATAGAAAAGGAAGCGCTGGTTTAAAGATGTTTAAACACGCTGAGGCAGCCTTGCGGGGCAAAGGGGTGACTAAGGTAATTAACAAAGTAAAATTACATTTTGATGTTGGTAAAATTTTTGAAAGAATGGGGTATCAACCTATTGAACGTGTTTACGCAAAGGGGCTGAGGTAATGGCTGTTACAACCGCTGTAGCTACTGTGGCCAGTACCGCCGTAAGCGTTATGGGGGCGTACCAGCAGGCCCAAGCTGCTCAGGCTCAGGCGCGGTATCAGGCGCAGGTAGCCGAGAACAACGCAGTCATCGCTCAGCAGAACGCAGATCGTATCCGCCAGAACAAAGAGCAAGCGCTAAGTGAGCAGCGTCGTCGGGTTGGGGACACAAAGAGTTCTGCACGCGCTACTATGGGTGGGAGAGGCCTTCTTGTAGACGATACGGCAGACAGCACCTACTCCCTTATTCAGCAGGACATCATGGAAATAGGCGAGTACGACATCTTAAAGTTGAGCGATAATTACGAGCAAGAAGCGCGCTCTGCCGAAATACAAGGGATTAACTATCAAGCCCAAGCGGGGCTTAACCGTCTAGAGGCAAGCAGCTATAGCCCGTTTATGGCTGCCGCTGGCACTTTGCTTGGTAGCGCAGGTAAAATTGCGTCAGCGGGTAAAGAAGCGAATTGGTGGTCATAATGGCTAGTCGTATTACAACAGTAGCAGCACCGGGGCAGGCCGTAGGAACAGTCAAGACAGGTTTTACACCTCAACCTTTCCAGCGGTTAAGTACCTCTATTGAGATGTTTGGCGGCGGGGCTGCTAACACTCCCGCTCAGCTTGGACAAGCGCTTTCTACTTTAGGCGCTGACCTTGACGCCATGAACAAAGCAGACGACAAGGTTTCCAGTCTCAAAATGCAGGCAGAGATTGATGCGCGTACTGCTGACTACCAGAAACAAATAAAGGGTGTCGAAGGGCAGGAACGCTTAGACATGCTCTCTGGTACGCACTCCAGCCAGATGGGAGGCGGCTACAGTTTAGAGCAGCAGTATCAGCAAGACTTAAAAAACATTCGTTCCAACTACCAGTTTGCCACCGCTACAGGAGGCGAGGTTGCGGACATTGCCATAGCAGCCAGCCAGACAAAATTTACTAAAGACGCTTTTGTTCAAGGGTTAGAGGCGCGGAAGCTCGTCCAGAAGCAAACTGTCGCGGCAACTATTGGTGCTGCTACTCTTAGCGCTGTTCAAGGGGTAACGGATGCTGGATTTAACAAAGGGGTTCTTGACACTGCGCTAGGAAAAGTTACCACTTCTGTTACAGACCGTACCATAGGCATGGCTAAGCAGGGAGGAATTACTGACCCTAAGCAAATTGCTCTTCTAGTTCAGGAGCAGCAGACACTCGTTATCTCAAAAGTTTTTGACGAGCTTATCTCTAGAGGCAACTTTGCCAAGGCGGCTGAGCTTGTTGATACGTATACAAAAGATAAAGGTATCCTTGCAGGCACCCCGACTGCCGCAACGCTGCAAGCTAAGGTTCTTCCCTTCCAAGAAGAAATTAGAGGGCAGGCTGATTTCGGTACGGTTCTTGCGGGGTTGCCCCCCAACTACAAAACTGCAGACCTGCTAAAGGCAGTGCAAGCTGCAGGTAAAAAAGATGTAAATAAGATTGCTAGGCTGACCACCCAGTTAACTCGGCACTTAAAGATTAGGGCTGCTGAGCTTACTTCTGTTACAGATGCAGAGTTACAAGCTGCGTTTGCTAAAGAGGCGTCTGGTATACCTATTACGATGAGGGACATTCCCAACCTTATTACTCAAAACCCCAAGGTTGCTCAGGCTTTTCTTCTGCAGAGCATCGACAGGGTTGCAAGTGTCCGTCAGAACCGACAAGAGATGGAGCATGTACAGAACGGCGGAGGCCTACAGAACGATCCTGTAGACCGGTATATGACCCGTTTGGCTAGAACAAGCCCTGAAGACTACATTCAACTAATAAACAATTCTGCTACAGGCCCAAACGGCCAAGCGCGGGGAGTTGGTCGTTTTGTCAGCAGAGAACAGCTTACCGCTTTTCAGGCTAAAGCAACTGTCTTGGAACAGAAGCTAGGGGACATCAAGAGTAACTTTAGCCTGCCCACAGCGCTAAAGCGTATGGGCTTTCCGGGGTCCGAAGTAGAAAATGTTATCCGAGATCATTCTGTCGCTATTGCGGAAGAGGTTGTTAGAGTACGAAAAGAGGTTTTTGGGCGCACAGGAAAAGTTGCTGACAACCTTGTTGTAGAGCAGGCTGTCGCCAACCTTTTAATCGCAAGAAAGATGGCTGAGACTGGGCCAATGGGTGAGTATAAGTACGACTATCAGGTTGCTATTGCAGCCGGGTTAGTGAAAGACACTATTCCTCTTGAAGACAGCAAGGTGAATAGAAGAGTAATCGCAACTGCTCTAGGCGCTGCTCCTGCAGAAGTAGATGCAGTTATGAAAGATAAGGCTGCTTTTTGGACTAAGGAGGGGCCAACTCTTAAAGCAGTCGCAGATGCTATAAATAAAAACCGCGCTACAGTACCATCTCCTAAGCCTCCCGATTATAAACAACAGCCTCCGCTTACGGACCTCCGTAATCTGAAGGCTGCTGCTGATGCTTTAGATGACATGGACGACATGGCAACTAATAGTGGTTACCCTTACGAGTTTATAGAGAGCAGGCTTGCAGCGGCAAACAAGCCGTTAACAAAGGCAAGTTTTGCACAAGAGATTATGAGCCTAACCGCTCTTGCAGGAACCGCTAGAGGCGTTGCTCAAGTTAAATCTGACTTTGAGAAATGGTTGAAGGGGACACCCTAAATATGGCTAGGGAGCCTATCAGCCCAAAGACTTCAATTACAATTTCCCAAGGTATTTTGGGAGCGTCTTTACAAGAATCGAACACGTCCCCTTTTATGGACGCCACTGCAGACGCCGCGCCTGTAAACAACCTTCTTAACGCTGACCGGCAGCCTCAGTTTTCTGTGTTTGGCTCCGCCCTTCCGGGTACAGAAGCCGCTCGTCAAAAGCGAAGAGCGCACCCTCTCACAGTTGAGGCTATGAGAAATTACAATTCCGCTTTTGACATTGATGGGGGCGCGCTGGCTAAACAGAAAGCGCTGGCCGAGGCTACGAACATGCCCCTAGGGCTTATTCAAAAAGCATCCCCTAACAAGATTGTCCAAATGGCAGGCTGGCAAGATCACCGGGCTATCTTGGCAAAGACCACGGCCACTAGGGAGAAGATGGCAGTCAATAGAGAAGTAGCAGCCATCTTACGAAATGAAATCCCTCTTATGTATGCTTCTGAAAAAGCAACAGAGGCTATGCGGGGAGCAATGTTAGAGGCTGAACCAGCTCCTTGGTTAGAGATAAACGCCAACCTTATGCGGTTTCGTTCAAAGATAAATTATTATTCTTTTTTAGCTAAATCTGCCTTGGCAAGAGCAGACACTGCTGGCAGACCTGTTTCCGACCTTTTCTTTGAGGGGTTCTACGAGGACGAAGAAACCGACCCTTTGTTATCTTGGATGCCCCCTTTAGCCCGTAACATCCTACGCACTCCCAGCGAGCTTATTAGCGGAAGTTTTGAAGGGCTGGCAAAAGTAGGCGCTCGTCTGTTTACCAGTGAAGAAGATGCGGAGAGGTTGCGGCAAGAAGCGGAACAAGACCTTTTCAAAATAATAGACCTTGTTGAAACCTTTTCAGGGCTTCCTCGTAGCGAGGGTGAGAAGGCAGTCATAGACGAAATTGTTGCTCTTAAAGACGCTTCTTTGCCAGACAAGATACTTGGCTTTCTGGATGTTCTTGCTACTCGGCCTGATGACGTTACCTCTTTTGCTACGGGGCAGATGATACAGCAGGGGCCAGTTGTAGCTTCTGGGCTTTTAGCTAGCCGTGTAGGGTTAGGCGGCGTTGTTAGCACAGCAGGAGGAATGGCGAGCGAGTTTTTTAATTTTAGCCCAGAAAAAATTGAGACAATTAAAGAAGAAACGGGCGTCGATATCACTACACCGGAAGGTGTGAGGGCTTTAATTAGCAACCCTGCTGTAAAAAGCGCTGCTGCCAAGTTTGATAAAGGCCGGGGTCTAGGGGTAGGCACAGGGCAAGCCCTAGGATATGCGTTCTTAGGGCGTATAGGCCGTTTAGATAAGAGTTCCCTAACAAAATTTGGCTTAGCTACAATGAGCGAGCTGGGGACGGAGGGTCTGGGAGAGTGGCTTGCTCAAACGCTCAGCGGTCAGAGCTTAGACAGCGCAGAGATTATGCTGGAGATGCTTGGGGGGTCGAACCCGTCAAGCGTTGCTGTTGAAGGAGTGATCGCTGGCGCTGGAGATATCAAGAGACGCGCCGACGCAAAAAAGGCAAAAGCATGGTTGAAAGGGCAACAAGATTTACAAGGGAACCTCCAAGGCATCCCTACTGAAAAATTGTCCACAGCGGCGGATGTAATGTCCGATAAATTAAAGGAAGACGGAATAGACACCGTCTACATCCCCGCTGAAGAAGTTATGCGGTTCGATCAGGACGGCAGCCTAGCGGAGACGCTAGGTTTAGAAAGCGCTTCTTTGCAGGAGGCTGCCGTTGAAGGAAATGACGTTGAGATCGACACGGCAACTTATATAAGACACATACTTGGTAAGCAGGGGTTTGAACAGCTTCTTGAACATACTCGCTTTGACATAGAAGGCATGACAGCAAGAGAAGCCGCCGACTATGAAACTAGCGGGATTGCGGAAGAGGCGGACAACATAGAGCAACAGCTTCAAGCAAGGGCGTTAGATCGCATTGCTCCGGGGGTAGGTAAGGCCACCCTTAACAAGCTAGTGGAGGACACCAACAAAATTCGCTCCACTGTAGCGGAGCAGATTATTGCTACAGGCACTCATAATGATCGTAGGGCCGATCTGTTGGGGCAACTAACTGCCCAGCGTTACGCTGCCAGAGCTATCAGGCTAACAGAAGAAACAGGGCAGCCTGTTGATGCGCTGGCATTGTTTGAAGCGGACAACCTCCGTATTGAAGGCGAGCAGGCGCGAGTAGAAGCCCCCACCTTTGAGCAGGTAGACCGCATCAAGTTGAATTATAAAGACGTAACAGAACGCACCCCTGCTCTGAACGAGGCAGCTCGACGCAGACGAGCAGGAGAGATAACGGCGGAAGAGTATGCTAAGGAGGTCGATAAGTTAAAAACGGTTCTTCCTTTTGAAGCTGTTCCTGAGCCTGCAACGACAGAAGAAATGCGAGGCGCTTTAGACAAAAGAAAAAAAGAGAAGCTCGGTAAAGCGGATCAGATTCCCGTGGGACAACGTGTAGGTCTTCGCTTAGACATCCCTGCTTATAGGGATCATGGCGTATGGGTTCCAACTATCCACAACACCCCAGTAGGTAATGTGCATGAGGCCGCTGCTCAGATAACTAACGTCGATCTTATGCCCACTGAGGGAGAGCAGAGAAAAGCGGCACAGGTTTTTGATGACCCTGACAGAACAAAGAAATCCCCGTTTGCGAGGATGGACGGGGATTTTCAAAGTGCAGATGTAGAGGCACTTGCTGCAAGGGCGCAGGACGTTATCAATGATCCTGAGTGGACGCAGGTAGGATACGATCCAGAACGCCACTCTTTCTTTTATGACAGGTCTGACCAGCGCCCTGTCGTAAGTGCGGAAGAGGTTATCCAAGTAGGTCCGTTAGTCCTCGCAAAAAATGTCCAGTATGGGGACGCTGAAACTTTTCTTTTCCAAGACGGCTCTCTTGTAGACGCTGCTCAAAATTTAAAGGATGATCCTGCTGCATATGGAGTAGACGCTGCCAACCTTCAAAGGGTCAGCCCAATATATCGCCCGGAGGCGCTTCCCGTAGAGCGCCTTCCAAGTAATATGGAAGCAGCTCTGTGGTTGGAAGAGCAGTTCCCCGGCACGCCTATAACTGATTTTACAGAGCCTTTAACGTCTCAGCAGATAGAAGAGATTGCGCTTGTTATGGCAGCGGAAGCGCAGCTTGCTATGGAGAATACTGGTAACGCTAGTGACTGGTATTCATCCGCTATACTGCGTGCGCTTGATGTTCTAGCTTTTAAGTACCCCATGATAACCGACGACGCTGCTGCTGCCGAAGGCGGTTTTGGAACTGCTTCAAATGCGCGATTTGTGCTGACGTACATTATGGCGGTTACTTCTCAGAACCTTGATGTCGCCGCTAATAGTAAGGCAACAGACGAAGCCTTTGGTCAGATGGTTGAGATGGTTAAGAAAGGCCACAACCACGGGCAAATACCTATGCTGCGAGAGTGGGGTACGGGGGACAAACAAGAAGCTATGGGGGATAACTTTGATAAGTTTCTCCCGATGGTTAACGCTATGCCGGGAGACAGCTTTGCTGAGAAGCTAACCGCCTTAGACGCTCTGTTTCGTGAAAGTAAGACAGTGCGTGAATGGGAAGTAGAGATGAAGGCTGCAGGGATACCCTACAGCCCTCCGGGTCAGACCGCCAAAGACGCTGTAGTCTACGGGTCTTCAACCCTTGGTCCTAAAATCGGCAATGGTTTTTGGCAGAACCTTAACGGAAACTTTGACCCCTTAACTATTGATCTGTGGCTGCGCCGTACTTGGGGGCGGATGACAGGGAAGAGCATTGGTAACCCTGAAGCCTTGCCTGCTCAGCGGGACCGTCTCAGAAGAGCAGCGGCTCGCTCGCTATCAAAACGAGGGGGTGATCAAGACCATGTTGCAGCTCTGAAGCAAATAATGGCTGGGATGCAGGAACAGATCGATAGCCTGAACCCTGTTAAGTTTTCTCGTAAGAAAGATTTTAATGCGGAGAAAAAACGCCTTAAAGCCCGTTTAAAAATAATGGAAGACGTTGTACCCGATCTAGAAGGGCTACAAGTACCTGAGCCGTGGTCCGACGCTTACGCAAACAATGATGCCGAGCTTCTTGGTTACGCTAAGCGTCTCCTGAGCGCTTGGAACGTAGAATATAACCGCTTACGAGAATCGGGACCAGTACCTAAAGAATTACAACCGACGTGGGCCAGAGCAGCTAAGACGATTATCACTAACTTGTCTAAGCCGTTAGATCAGGTTGCAAACGGTACGCAACGCAAACAAATTGAAGCTGCTGGAGCAAAAGCAAAAGAAGTACTACAGCAGAGAGGGATAGAATTAACTGTCGCTGACTTGCAAGCTGTGCTATGGTATCCTGAAAAAGAATTGTGGGGTGCGTTAACTACCGAGCTGGCTACCGACGAAGACGGAGTTGCGATAGTTCCGCCTAACCCACTTAATGCAAGCTATGACACTACGTTTGCAAATATCTTGAGGGAGCAGGGGTATGCCGTCGAAGGAATTGAAGGACTTACAGAAGGAAGAGATGGAGCAGGAGCCGTCTCTGGACAAGATGCTAGACCTGTCGAACCCGAAGGTGTTACAGGGGTTGGGCAAACTGGCACAGGCCGCCCTAGAGAAGCAGCGCTTGAGCAGACAGGAGCGCAAGCCGACCCAAGAGGAGGTTTCACCCCCAGCGACCTGATTACAGATCAGGACGACAATCCTGTAAACCTTATCCAAATATTTGAAAAGGCTGACCAGTCTACTTTCCTGCATGAAAGTGGACATTTCTGGTTGGAGCAGCTCAAGTCGGATGCTGCTGCTGTAGGTGGTCAGTTTCAGCGGGACTTTGACATCGTTACAAAATGGTGGGGCAGCCGTTCCTTGGAGATTAAGGAAGAGGCAATTCGCCGTGCGAAGAAGAAAAAGGATAAAGCCTCTGTAGCCGCCCTTCAAAAGATGACGGACGCTCAAGTAAAGGCGTACATACGACAAGGGGACTTGAGAGGGAAAGGCGTAAACGATCCCTCTAATGAGTTTAGTTGGCTAAGTATTGCCATGCATGAAAACTTTGCCAGAGGAGTAGAAAGCTACTTTGCTACAGGCAACGCCCCTAGCTTAGCTCTAGCAGACGCCTTTGCCAGTTTTGCTGCATGGATACAATCGGTGTACCGACGCCTTATAGGCACAGACATTCAAATGAGTGACGAGGTAACCGCTGTCCTTGATCGTATGCTTGCTGCCGATGAAGAAATTGCTGTTGCTCAAGGCCAATATGATCTTGCTAGTATCTTTGACACTGCAGACCGAGCAGGTATGACAGATGAGCAGTTCAACGCTTATCAGCAAAAAATGCAGAGAGCAAAAAATCAATCACAGGCTAACCAAAGAGCAAAGCATATCTCTGAGTTGCAAGACAGCCGCAGGAAGTGGTGGCAGGAAGAACGCGATACATACAAAGACGAGGTTACTGACGAGATAAAAATGCAGCCTGCTTACCGTTTGCTCCACACTCTTATTACAGGGGGGTATGCGGACGGTTCTCAGCCAGAAGCGCATGAAAGGCTAGGCCCGATAGACCGCGCCCTTTTAGAAACGTACCTAGCTGAAAACGGAATGTCCTTGTCAGACCTTCCTAGAATTGGAAACAAGGCAGTCTATGCTAAAGGCAAAAACCTCGTAGACCCCGGCACTGCTGCTCGTATGTTTGGGTTTGAAGACGTGCATGAAATGTTACAAGCGCTAAAAGACCTGCCGAAATTTGATGTTGCCGTTAACCAGGCCTTAGATAGAAAAATGCAGGAGCTGCACGGCTCTATGGATGTGCAGGGACAGGAGGAGGCTACTGCAAGTGTGCATGGGGACCACGTCGCTAAAGTGCTTGCTGCTGAGTTAACCGCTTTAAGGACTACGCAACCCGCTTTTAAAATTAAATTCATTCGCGCATACGCAAAAGGCAAGCTGAACCGAATGAAAGTGTCCGAGGTTCGTCCTTATAAATTTTTGGCAGCAGAAAAGCGGCACGCTAAAGAAGCCGCTGCGGCGGTAAAAAAGGGAGATCGCGTAGCTGCTTATCAGCATCAGTTTCAACGCCTTGTTAACCACTACCTTGCTTTGGAGGCTCTGCGAGCAGAGAAGAAGTTAAATACTCAGCGCAGAAGCATGAAGGTTTACCAAAACCCTAAAAAGAAATTTCCTAACATAGATGCGAGATACGTCGATGCCATAAAGGCCCATCTTGAGATTGTTGATTTTAGCGCAGAGGTTTCTGACCGCCGCCGAGCTTTAGTAGAGCTGCAGGCAATAAACCAATTTATCCAAGAGGCGGAGGAAAACGACGGCGCGATCTTACAGCTTCCGCAATGGCTGACAGTTAAAGACACTAAGGAAAATTTGAATGATATGACGTATGGCGAATTTATAGAGCTGTACGACAGTGTAAAAACCCTAGAGAAGCAAGGCCGCCTTGCTAAAAAACTTAAAGTGGGCCAAGAGACTAGAGATCGGAATAAAGTCATAGGAGAAATGAAGGCGGCGCTTGGAGGAAGAAAAGACGCCATTGCTACCCGCCTTAAAGACCGCGCTTTAGGAGGGGAAGATGTTTTTTCCCGCATCTCTTCTGGAGCGGCGGGATTAGACGCTTCCCTGTTAAAAGCCGAATTCCTTTTAGAAGCATTAGACGGCGCTCCTTTAGGCATATGGCATCAGACCATATACCAGCCGTTTGCTGATGCCTACGGTCTGAAGAACCAGCTCACGGCGGACGTGTCAAAGATGATACAGGATCGGATCAACCAAGTTGATCCTAAGACTAGGAAGGGATGGGGGAAGCGGGTAGACAAGAAAGGGCTGGGCAAGGAAACAACAAGGTTAACGCGAGAAAGTTTGATTATGCTCGCGTTGAACACGGGCAACGAGAGCAACCTCGAAAAGACAATACAGGGGTACGCCGACATTGGTTGGAACATAAACGAAGAGCTGCTAGCGGAGGTGCTTGACCAGCTCTCTAAGGAGGAATGGGATTTAGTACAGTCCATCTGGGACGAGGCTGAAAAGCTGTGGCCCGAAGTAGAGCGCATCTACCGCGCAGAGTTTGGGGTGTCTCCTGACCGTGTAGAACGCAGGACTGTTAGCACAAAACATGGGGAGTACGCTGGCGGGTACTTCCCTATGGTTTATGACTACGATCATGCTGGCGTAAAAGGGTCGTCCGCTAGTGAAAAAAGAACAGCGTTAGAGGAGATGCAGGGCAGGGCAGGTCAGGCCTCTGTTAACAGCTCTATGACAAAAGGGCGTACTGGCTTTAGTGCGCCTGTTAATTTGCAGATAACTCGCCTGACCCACGGCCTTGAGACGACCATCCATTATATTACTCATTACGACGCCGTCCGTAATGCAAAGAAGATACTGAATGATACCGGCCTTCGGGCGGAGCTAGAGCGAAAGGCCGGGGTCAAATACGCTAGACTACTAGACGCATGGGTTGGGTCTATCGCTTCAAATAATCAGGATATGGCAAGGCTAACTGATATTGAAACCTTGGGCGAAAAGGCAATAAGAAACACAACTGTAGCTGCGCTAGGTTTCTCTTACACTACTCTAGTTGCCCAGACATTTGGACTTACTACTGCGTATGACCGCCTGTTAACGGATAACGGATACGGCCCTGTCAACGCAGCTAGAATGGCCGGGTATCTTGCAGAAGGTATTAGGAAGACCTTTTCAGGAGATCATAGAAACTTTGTTTTTGAAGCGTCTCCAGAGATGCGGTTTCGTATTGAAAACACTGACCGCGATCTGCGCGAAAACATTAAAAGATTGAAAGGTAAGGACGGGAGAATTGATAGAGGGTTAGAGTTTTCCATGCGCTCTATTGCTGCCATGCAGTTATATTCAGTGGATATACCTGTATGGACCGCAGCTTATAATTACGCTTTACAGCAAGACCCCGGAGATATAGACGGCGCAAACGCCGTTGCCTATGCAGATAGGGTAGTCCGCATGAGCCAGTCTGGGGGAGGGGCTAAAGACCTTGCAGCTATTCAGAGAAGCCGAGGAATAACCAAAGCTGCTACCATGTTCTACTCTTTCTTTTCTGCTTTGTACGGCATTTTGCGTAGTGTAGGAAAAGAGTTTGGGGAGGGGGTAGTTAGAAACCCTGTCGGCGCAAGCATGAAGGCAGCCACACGGATATTTATCCTTGTAACCTTACAAGAGGCAGCGTCCGCTTTTATTAAAGGGAAACTTCCTGAGTGGGAACCTGAAGATGAAGAGGACGAAAGTCTAGGCGAGTTTTTAGCAACAAGAACAGCAACCGGGTTACTCTCTGGTATTCCTCTTGTAAGAGACGTGGCTGTGGGGGTGGTTAGTGACTATGGTTATGGCGGCAGCCCTGCAGGGATGTTTGGTGAGGCTATAGAAAAACTTTTGAAAAACTCTGCTCGCAAACTAGAAGACGGTGACGAAACGTCTTGGGTAGAAGTTGTTAAGCCTGCTGTTATTGTTGGTGCGGTGGCTACAGGGAAGGTTCCTGCTATTCAAGTTAACCGTTTCATAGACGGGCTGGAAGCGCTTTACGAAGAGCAACCGGGGTGGGAGTGGCATGACCTTCTTAGTGGGTACGACGCCGACATAGCAGCGAAGAGGGACTAGATTTTATGACTGTTCTACTGTATACGACTAGACGGAAGGAAGGAGCGGCCCCATGACTGTGGCTTCTACAGACGCACGCACTGGCCCCTACGACGGAAACGGAAGCACTACAACCTTCGCTTATGACTTCCTCGTGCTGGATCAGGCTCACCTTGTTGTCACCGTGAAGACAACCTCTACTGGCGTGGAAGTTGTTAAGACGCTGACCACACATTATTCGGTGACCGGCGTGGGAACGGCAAGCGGTGGTAACATTGTGTTTACCTCCGCCAGTACGCACGCTCCCAGCGGAACAACGGTTACGATTACCCGCTCTGTTCCGATGACACAGACTACGGATTTACAGAACCGAGGCGGCGTTCAGCCTGAAACTTTAGAGACAGGTTACGACAAGCTCACCCAGATCGACCAAGACCAGCAAGGCGAGATTGATCGCAGTCTAAAATTTGCTGTTAGTGCTGACCTCTCCAGCTTTAACACTTCTGTCCCCGCTCCCGTAGCCAGTAAGGCGATCATTATTAACTCTTCTAACAACGGGTTTGAGTTAGTAGACGAGCCTTCCGCTTCTGCAACCTCTGCCACTGCCAGCGCGGCAACAGCAACAACGCAGGCTACTCTCGCCACTAATTACGCAACAAAAGTAGACGGCGCTGTCACGGGTACGGATTTCAGTTCCAAGGCGTGGGCCATTGGCGGAACTGGGGTAACGGACACCGCTGGGAAAGGAGCAGCGAAGGAGTGGGCAACGGAAGCTGAAGACAACACCGTTGACGGATCGGGGTACTCCGCTCTCCACTGGGCCGCGAAAGCGGAAGACCATAAGGACACGGCAACTACTAAGGCAACCGAAGCAACCAACTACGCAACTAAGGTAGACGGTGCGGTTACAGGATCAGACTTCAGTGCAAAAGCCTGGGCCGTTGGCGGGACAAATGTTACGACAACGGCCTCTCGCGGTGCAGCCAAGGAGTGGGCAACCACTACAGGTGGTGCTGTAGATACTTCTGAATATTCCGCAAAAGAGTATGCCGTTGGTAGTACGGTAGCCGCTGGATCAGCAAAAGAGTGGGCGTTAGGTGGCGGCGGTTCTTTCACTGAAGGGACGGCTGTCGCAGGGGGGCTTTACAGTGCAAGAAAGTATGCCACTGATGCGGCGACTGAAGCAGCGGCAGCAACTGCCTACAATAAAAAGTGGACGGCTGTAACAACGCTAACCGCAGGAACGCACAACCTAGAACGTGCTAACGTCGGTACTTATTACGTCCTTAATGCCTCTGGCGGCACTATTACGATCAACTTGCCGACGATTGGGACAGGGGCAAGTGATGCACTTGACGGTCAGATGTTTGGCTTTGAAGTCACCAACGTCGATAACGCCATCACCATTGTGAGAGACGGAGACACCATCAATGGAGCGGCGTCGAATTACACAGGGCTAACGGCAGTCGGACACGTCGTTCACTTTATAGCTGACGAGGTTGCTGCCACGGAAACCGACAACTGGTTGGCGACCATCATGTCTTGCAACGATTATGGCGCAGGGCTGACGCAGACAGGCACAACGATTACGCTTGACCTTACTAAAGACCAAAGCTGGACAGGATCACAACGCTCAACTCCTGTTACCGATAATGACGGGTCATTCGATATGAACGCCGGTAACAACTTTAACTGGACGCCATCTGGCGCTGACGTAATTGAGTTTACCAATGAAACTGCGGGTCAGGGCGGTTTAATTTACTTGGTAAATGGAAGCGGCCACACAATCACAAAAGGCTCCGAAGTCAAATGCGATGCGAACTTCTTGGCTACTGTATCAACGGCGGGGAATTATCTGATAAGTTATTATTCCTTTGACGGAACAAGCGTGGTGGTAGCGAACACGCTGGCGGTCAGCTAATGGTCGCGTCCATTATCTTTCCCGCACTGATCCCGGCAGGGGACAGCGGTTACACCATCGAAAACGCGATCTGGCTAGATGGCGGCGCAGATTATCTAAATAAAACCTTCAGCGGCACCGGAACTAACCGTATGAAATTTACTTTTTCGTGCTGGTTTAAGTTAGGCGCGTTAGGCGCAACTGGTACTTTGTTAAGCTGCGATGATACTAGTAGTGATGCCGAGTTTATGTTCTGGGTGCAATCCGACGGAACAATTCGCATTTCTAATTACGTCGGCGGCACAAACGAATTAAGTTTAATTTCAGAGCGATTATTGCGTGATCCGACAGCGTGGTATCACCTCATCTTATCAGCAAATACTGACAGCGTTACACCAAGTGCCTCAACCATTAAGCTCTATCTCAACGGCGTCCAAATACCAGACGCCGACTTATCGACTCATACCTACCCAGATGAAGACTTTGAATTTTCTTTAGGAAACGCTTTTGACCATGAGGTTGGTCGATATGCGTTATCAAATAATAATCTGTGGAATGGTTACATTGCCGAAATGGTCTTTGTGGACGGCAATAATCTAGCCCACACGGACTTTGGAGAATTTGACAGTAACGGTGTATGGGTGCCAAAAGACCCTAGTACAAATATAGATGATTATGGAAATAACGGTTTTCTTCTTCAGTTTAAGGAAAATGGAAGCGGCCAAGATGCAAACGGAATTGGCGCTGACACTTCTGAAAAAGATAACCATTGGGCCGTCGGCGGGGGCGCGGTGCAAACCAATCAAGTCACCGACACGCCGACTGATGATTCTGATAATAATATTGGAAATTACGCAACATTAAACCCGTTGGATGCCGCAACGACTACACTTTCAAACGGAAATGTCACTTGGGCATCTTCCGGTTCCAGCGGCTGGCAAGCCATAAGGTCAACGCAAGGCGTTAGTACAGGTGGAAAAGTTTATTTTGAAGTTCGTGCCGACGAGTCAAGTGCCAATTACGCAATATCAGTTGGTACAGGAGAAGTAAGCCTTACGGCGGCACCCGGCGCGACGAACGGCGTTGCCAGTGTCATTCAACCGGCAGGGAACACTTGGGAAAAATTCGACGGCTCAACTTCCAGCCGTACACTTGGTGTGACCACCGGAACTGTCTGGGGGTTTGCTGTTGATTTTGACAACCAAGATTTATATCTCTCGAAGGATGGTCAATGGTGGAACGGATCGGCCTTTAGCGGAGGAACCGGCCCCGGCACCATATGGGATGACACGCTATCAAAGACTGCTGGCCCTCTCTTCTTAATTTGTCACGGCTACAATGCTGAAAATACGCATACTGCTAGGTTCCGCAACGCAGATTGGTCGTATAGCGCACCGGCAAATTATACCTCCCTTAACACCGCCAATATTACGGCTCCCACAGTGAAGAACCCTGATGATGGGTTTGTGTTCATTACACTGGAAGACGGAGATACCATCGAGGCCAGCCTAGCCACCGCACGTTCAGGATGGAGCAGCTACATCGACGTCTTTAAGAAAGAGGCTGACGATGAAGATTACGATGTTCGGTTTTCTGATGATAGCGGCAATTCGATGCACTTCAACACAGACGCCGCCGCAGGTTCAGAGTTAACCCTAGCGTCAAGCGTGAACTACTCCGCATGGTCGTGGCGCGTAGGTGCAGCTTACGGGTGTTACACGGCAGAGATTAGCCATGATAACAGTTCGGCGACAAATCAAGCTCATGGCCTAGGGAGTGGTGCAAAATCAGCTGTAGCGAAAAGGTCCGATAGCACGGGCGACTGGTATGTTTCTCATCCGAATATGTCTTGTAACGGTAGATGGAACGAACATAACACTAAGCACTAGTTTCCCGTCTGGCACTTATCGGGTCATTGTGTGGGAGCAAATCGAAGGGTTCAGCGCGTTCACAGGCTACTCCCATAACGGTTCGACAACTGATGGTCCTTATATTCATCTTGGTGGAGCAGCGTCCCTAATCGCATGGCGCAACATTGATTCTTCTAATTCCAACGATTTCTTTCCGACATTTCCAACGTACTCCACGAACGGAAACGGCAATCCTGCGGACATTCGTTACAACTGGAACAATCAAGAAAAAGGTTACAGCGGGATTACGATTGGAGATGTCACTGCCAATGGATTTAAGATGCGGCCTAGTGCGGGGGGCGCTTTCGGCATCGGCGCTGATGATCCTATGTTGGTTTGGGCGTGGGGTATCCGTCCTCCTGGCGGCGGCGCAGCACAGGCAAGAGCGAGGTAATGTATGGACCCACTCACGATAGCTGCTTCATTAAGTGCTGCGAAGGTCGTCTTAAAGGGTGCCAAGGATGTTGCCTCAATCGCACATTCCATTGACGACTTGTTGCACCATAAGGAAGCGCACGAGAAAAATATTGCATCGAAGCCTACGGACGCCGTCGCTGCGAAGAACCAAAGCATCCTGCAGAAGCGGACATCGGATGGCGGGGGAGAGGACGACCTCTCTACCATTGTTAATGAGATAGACGCCCAGAAGCGCTTAGAGCGAAACATCCAAGACCTTGCTGATGAGATCAATCGCCGCTGGCCGGTGCCGCACGGCGAGAAGAAAACTTGGGACGTGATCCTTGAAACCCGCGATCAGCGGAAGAAGGAGAAGGAGGAGCGCCTCAAGAAGGAGCGAGAAGAGGCGGAGGCACGTCGAGAGACAATCAAGAGATGGGCAATAATTTTTGCTCAACTGGCAGGCATTGCGATTTTTGCGGCGGTGGTAGGATATTACATTTGGGCTAACCGCTGCGTTGAGGCAGTGTGTCGATGACAACAAAGATCAGCGACAGCACAAACGTCCAGATGCCTATGAAGACTGTCATCAGTCTGATTGCGCTGGTCGGCATGGGCGTCTATTCGTACTTCATTATCCAAGAGCGGCTCAATCGGCTGGAGACTTCTGAGCAGTTAGTAAAGAAGGATTTGGAAACTAGCGTTGCATCCTTAAAACTTGACATTGACAAGAACACAACCTTCCGCATCGAACGCCCACAATCGCCAGCGGTGAAAGAGGCGTTTATGCTAATTGAACATATCAGCGGTCAGTTAGAAAAACTGACGGCGAAAGTCGAAGACAGGTCAAATAATAGCGTCAACATTACGCGCTTGCAGACCGACATGATGGAAGTGCGGAGCGCTGTCGAAAAATTGAAGGACGCGCAGAGAACGCTTCAGATTAACGGAAAGTGATATGGAAACTTTTGTTGGGTTTGTCCTTCACCTGTATACGACGGCAGGATCGCTTTTAGAGTTTACACCGAGGGATAGTCTGAGCGAGTGCTTAAAGGCCAAGCGGGTCATCGAACGAAGCGATCCTCCAAAAGGAAAAGAACGGTGGATTTGCCGCAAAGGAAAGCTGTTGTTGAAAACTATCGACGGGAAGAAGTACCCTGTTAAGATCATAATGGACGAGTAGCTATGGAACTAACTGCATCTCACGCTCTTCAGATCGCCATCATGGCCTCCACTGTCATAGGAGGCTATGCTGTCGTCAAGTCTAACCTCAGTAGGGTCATGGAAGATTTGGAAGCGTTTATCAAGCGTTACGAAAAATCGAAAGCTACATTCGATGCTCGCCTTGATGAAGCCGAGTCACAGCGAGCAGTATTCGGCTCAAGGCTCGCTGTGCTGGCCGATATCAATAGTGTCGCTGCGCTGGAGCATAGGAACCGGGAGATGGCAACGATGCAAGCACAGATCGAAGTGCTGCAGTCGCAAGTGGCGCACTTAAATAAGCAACACAACGGAGAGCATCCTCCGACAGGGGTAAAAGAATGAAAGTTTTGGTGCTAGTCGTTTTTATAATTACAAACGACGGCGCTTACGACGTAACGTCTATGCCCGTATCTGAATGTCCTCCAAGGGATTTGACGGAGCAGTATTACAATCACCACCAGCAGCTAGGGGCTTTTAAGCAGTGGGCTGCAGTTTGCACTACCGTTGACTTTACAGCTCCTACTAAGAAGGAAACTTAACAATGATGATTACCGTTCGGCGTTATGCCCACAACGATGAGGCAACCCTTTCTCGGGTGTACCTTGACGACGAGGAGTTCTGCTACGGGTTGGAGGACCAACCCCAAGAAGAGAAGGTGATGCACGAGACGCGCATCCCTGCAGGAACCTACGACATCAAGCTGCGCGACGAAGGGGGCATGACGAAGAAATACGCCGAGCGGTACGACTTCCATGAAGGGATGTTGCATGTACAAAATGTTCCGGGGTTTGAGTGGATTTATATCCACACTGGCAACACTGACGACCATACATCTGGCTGTCTTCTTGTGGGCCACACTCGCAACGAAGATACTTTTACTATTGGTAATTCTCGTGCTGCTTATTCAGACCTGTATCAAGCTATAGTCGAGGCGGCTAGAGAAGAGGACTTACAGATTGAATACATAGACGAGGACATGGACGATGGCTGAGAAAGCACCAGTACCTGAAATCAAAATGACGAACCGCCGTCGTATGGCGTGGCTGTCTATTGGTTGCGTAATTGGTTACGGCATTGCCGCTCTAGCAATGCCTGAGAGAGCAAGCCAAGTTAATGCTATTATTATCTCTGTAGTCGGCGCACTTATCGGTGTAGTTATTGTTTACATGGGTGGAGCCGTTGCCATGAACATGAAGAACACGGGGAAATGATGGATGCCGTCGCCAACAGTTATCCTTGGAATATTGCTGGTAGTAGCGTTGGCCGCTCTCACAGCTTCTGGGGCGCTGCTCAAATCGGCGTGGCAGGAAGTGGCGGAGCTGGAAGCGAAGTACGCTCAGCAGCAGGCGGAAACACAAAAGGCCATCAAGCAAATCAGCGATCTGAAGATGGAACACCAGCGACAGATGCACGCTATGGACAACCAACTGAAGGACCGCAACCGAGAGATGGCGGCGTTGAGAAAGCAGAGCAATGCGATTAGATCGACCTCGACCACATTACAAAAGGCGCTGGCAGAAAATCCTGTCCGCGCTGGCCGCGCCACTACTTATCTCTGGGCTAGGGGGTTGCGCGACATTTGCCGAGCTGGTGGAGGCTCCGCCTCCGACTGTAAAATACACTTACCTAAATCCCCCAAGGCCAAGCCCCGTAATCCCCCCAAGGGTGGAAGTCGGCCCCCTGCCGTATTGGGTACAGAAAAAAATTCCGCAAGGTAAGCTGGTCTGTATGCAGAGCGACCACTATGTCAGCATGAGGGTGTTTAACAAAGAGGTCAGCTTCTGGATGAAGCAAGCCAACGCTGCTTTGGATTATCACGAGAAACGAAACGTAGCTCCATCGAATACCTCCCCAAACTAAAGCCCCGCTGAGAGATCAGCGGGGCTTCTTTTTGACTGGGCTGTCGGGACGGGTGAGGTTAGGCCCGTCTCCCAGTCTTATCTGTGCAAACATAACGTCCGTTGACGATTGCGCCAAGCTCCTCCTTCAGGTCGTGCGGGTTCTTGTAAGACTTGCCGTGGGGGGCGTCGTTGCCTTTGTCTTCGCCGTTCCACATTTCAGCCATACGGCAAACGAACGTCCAGTCGATGCCCAGCTCCTTAGCCTTCTCACGATCATAGCGCATAGCCATGACGGCGTCATAGAGCTGTGCGCCTCGGGTGGCGCGACGGTTGTTCCACGTCTTGCGGCAGGTGGTGCTGCAGAACGCTGCGTGCGCCTTACGGCCTAAGAAAGGCTCGCCGCACTCTCTACACACGCGATTGCTATTTGGCTTATTCATGGTGACCTCCAATGTTGCGTCTAGTCGGATTATAAAGGGGATTGTCAGTGCCTGACAACCCCCTATTTTAATTAAGACGCTTTTTTATTTAGCTTGCTGACGTACTTCTTGATTTGCTCCCTATCAACTTTCGGGGCCACCCATACGGCAATGCGTGACCAGCCAGCTTCCTTCTTCCTCTCCTCATACTCACGTTGTCGTTCGGCGCTTGATCGCGGCATAGCTGTTCCTCCGTTCTCTCTCGTCTAAGATCATGGCGATGGTGCGAGCGTAGCCAGCGATGTCTTTGATGCTGTCCAGATGATCGGGGCTGGTACATAGCCGAGCCATCTTCACACCTATCATGGTGAGGGCGTGGCGGATCACAGGATCAGGGCAAGCCCTCAAAGCGTCCTTGATCTTGCACGCTGTCTCGAAGTCATCCAAGGGGTGTCCGTAACTTTCCCCCCGGTCTTTAACAATATCCACCAGCTCTGCGTCGAACTCTGCAGTTCGGTTGATGTAGCTAACCCCTTCCATACCGGGCAGCTCAAGTTGCTCTTCGTTGCTCATAACTTTTCTCCATTCTCGTTTAGCTCTATGCCTTCTGGCATAGTGTCCGCCATCTGCTCCGCCCATCTGAGCGCAGCAAGTTTGTTGTCCAGATCGACAAGCGTCATTGTCTTCGCGGACTGTGCAATCTTCCGCTTCCTTCCTAATGACACTTTGCTGCGACCTACGCCGTCCTGCATCTCCTTGATCAGCCGCTTTAGATCGCTTCGGCCTCGCACTCTTGGTATAGACATTGTTACCTCCTAAACGGTTATTCTTATAGACAGGTGGTTCTCCAATCTCGCTGGGATCACCCGTGTTGCATTACAGGTCGAGCAGCACCGTCCTGATCTAATAGGCTCGGCGCTGTGACCCCCAGTCCACACAACTTCCCCAAACGGGCTAAGCTGCGCGTCGATCTCCTTTCGACACAATACGCACTTCATACTCTTTCCTTTCCAAGTTAGTGACTGATTTAAAGTGGGTATAGCAATAAGTCACTTACGTCAACACCTATTCAATAGGTTTTATTGACCCCCATCCGCTGCCGATACCGCCCTCAACAAGGTTCTCTGTCGGGGCGTCAGGGAAGTAGTCGAGGTACGCTGCAATCATGTCCGCCTCCATAAGGGCGTAACAATCCTTAGCAGTGCGACTAGACGCTTCGTCTATAATGGCGTCATGGATGGTGCTGAGCATACGGGTCATACGCTGCCTACCGGCAGCTCTCTCGGCGTCCAGCGTGCGCTTATGGCGGACGATGGCGTTTGCCATAATCGAAAGCGCTGCTCTTTGGACAGGGTAGTTAGCGCAACGGGGCAGCTCAGGTTTCTTACCCATGTAGATCGTCCCGCCGTCAATGACCCGGATGTATCTGGTGCGCGTGGCTTCGTCCATAATTTTGTGCCGGTAGTTGAAAGCGTTTTTGTAGCGCTCCGCCCAGAAGTCGATGTACCGCTGCGCGTTCTCCACCGTCGTCCTCATGGTTGTCGATAACCCACCTGCACCGCTGCCGTAGATAATTCCGAAGGACACGCCCTTGGCTTTGTTACGAGCGGCGGCTCCCGCCTTGGTCTTCTTGTTGATCTTCTTACCGGCTACAACTGCAGCGACCTCGGCGTGGACGTCCCCCTCGACAACGTCTGAAAGGAGCTGGTCGTCTTCTGCCAGCAGCGCCAGCACCCTAAGCTCAATGCCGCTGTAGTCGAGCGTGACCAGCTTGCGGCCAAGGCCGGCGACGAAGGAGCTTCGGACGCTCGTCTCCTCCCCCATGATCTCCTTGTCTCGGGGTATCTGTTGGAGGTTAGGATTGCTAGAGCTGAAGCGGCACGTCTTCGCCGCACCAATGTTGAACCGGGCATGAACGCGCTTGTCATTAGACAGCTCCGCCTTAGTGATAAGCGTCTCCCCAAACGAGCTGAGGTACTTCGTAATCTTTTTGTAGTCGGCCAAGGCGTCGAGCAAATCGCTAAGCGGGTTCTCCCCCGTCGATGCTTCGACGTGCGCTGCCACCTGACGGAGAACGTCCGTTGACATCTTGAGCTGCCCCGTCTTCTCGGTTCGCGGCCAGCTCGACAACAAAGCGTCAGGTAGGAGGGCGCTCAGAAAATCTGACCACTGACTGTCGCTCTGTATGTTGGCGACATCCGAAGCGCTGACGCTGTTTCTGATTTCCTTGTACTGCTGAGCCTGCACCTTCTCCCAGCGCAAGCAAAGCTCGCGATGCCTCTTAACGTCCAGCTTCATACCGGCGTCTTCCATTTCGATGACTGCCGGGACCATGTCGTTCAGCATAGAAAAACCGCCCCAGTGGTGATCGGAAGCACGGCTACTCCAGTGCTGCCATAGCTGGAAAGTTTTGTAGGCGTCAAGGAAGGCGTAGTCGAGTTGTTCCTTCGACAGCTTGGCGGCTGCCCAGTTGCTCGTCTGCTGCTCCTTCGACATCGTCTCGTTCAAGTCCCAAGCGACCATGTCCAGCAGCCTGAAGGTTCCCCCGCCAAGGATGGCCCGTCGCAAATAGCCAACGTCCAAGCACGTCGTATCGGGGCAACCGGCGTCGATGAACCAGCGAAGCTCAAACCCGGCGTTGAAGACAACCCACTGCCCTCGGTTGAATAGCTTGGCTACGGCCTTGAACCCGCCCTTGATCTGATCGAAGTCTACGACGGCCTTTACCCGGCTGTTACAAAGTGAAACAAGGCGGACCCTGCCCTCCTTCGGACGGAGGGATGTCGTCTCAAAATCGAGGGCGCAGTCGGCAGTGCCGACGCTATCCAGTACAACCTTGAGCGCCTCAAGGGTTGACACCTTCTTATATCTGGGGGTATTTAGAGACATAGTATTGGCGACCTCCAATGCTTAGCGTTAACTCTTTCCTGTTTTCAACTCCAGAACTGCCCCCCAGCATATCGCTGGGGGGCAATTCTTTTAAGGACGTGTATAGACAGGTATCCTTCGGGCATGTGAGCGAGGGCTTCTTGCAGCCTGCCACTCCCCTGTTTCAACAATGACACCTGAACGAACCAGCCCGTGGACGAGGCCACCCCATGCGTTGGGGTGGGAGGGAGATATGCCTTCCTTAACACAGGCTAGGCGTATGTCCTCTCCAGTAAAGTCCTCGCGGCTGTCCCGTACCCGGAGAGCAACTGATACTGCTGCTGCTTTCCAGTCCTCGCCTTCTGACCGCATAACAGAAGCGACACCGGCGTCACGTCTACCGGCCCCCTCCATTATTTGCGGCCTCGCTTCTTCTTAGGCTGCTCTCCATCGACGAGAGCGTCCAAGGACATATCGCTTGCGAAGAACGCAGCGAAGGCTGGGCGGGTCACCCACGTCTCGGCATGGAAGGTAGGCTTCCAGTTAGTGTCACCGTCGCGTGACGTGAACTGCTCAGACCCAAGATAGACCAGCGGGAGAGACGGCTCTTTATTGCGAGCGCGGCTGCCCACCTCCATGATGAGGTCTTTGACTGCGTTGCACGCCGACACCGTTGTCGTCGTATACTTCAAGCTGGTGTTCTCACCATTCGTCGATACGAGGCCAAAACCAAGTAGCGGCTTCCAGCCTTCACCTCTTCGCTCGTCGTAGGGTCCGTGGTCTTCCAGATCGTCTACAGCGACGGCACGGTCTGGCGTGAAGTAGCTCCACTCTATAACCCCTACGGGTTTGCCTCCTTTCCAGCACTTCCAACCGGCGATGAAGGATTGAGGTTCGATCAGGTAAAGCGCGTCCTCGTCTCGCGCATTCGATTTACCTATGGTGTACTCTCCGTTCTTACCGGAGAAAGTTACGTATTGAATACCCGACGTGTCGGCTACTCCATACGCTTCGTTCGCACGGTCCAGCGCATCCGCTAACTGGTCGTCCGTCATTGCGGGGAGATCGCTCGCCCCTTTCACAAAAGTATCAAGTGCGTTTGCCATGTTACACAGCTCCTTTTTAAGTCGCACGTTTCACGTTCAGGCGCACGCTCGGTGCGCCCACTGTAGTAAACGGAGACAAGTCTATCCCCGCCTTCGCGACAGCCTTCTTATCTAGGCTCTCACGTCCCTTGACTGTAGTCATCTTGACTTCGACGCCATCGACTACAGTGTTGTTCATGTTCATGCTGCCAAGCAAAGCCTTCAGCTCCTCGCTCAAAGCAGCCTTCTCCAGCTTGATCGCCTCCTCGCTGTCCCTGACCTCCATATACCTTTTGGCGGCTTTGGATACGCTAGAAGGTGTTTTCCGACTAGACGGTTTAGCTACGTCTACTCCACACGCAAGTTTGAAACTGCAGTAGGTGCATGTACCTAGCCTTTTTCCCTCGCGATCTAGGCCGTCTACAGATTTGGTACGGAAAACTTTGGCGGCCTTCGCTGCGTAGCGATCCAGTATGGTGTCGTCCGCCTGCACCTCGAATTCAATAATGTCGTTGTAGTTGCTCGCGTCAATGTAAAGGATGCGCCCCCGCTTCAATCGAAAAGTTTGCTGCCCAGCGAGGCGCTTATTAAAGAGCGCCATACCTATCTTGAGCTGAACGACGTGGCCGATGCGGGGGAGGTTGTTCCTGTTGGTCCGGGGATCAATGCTCTTAATTTCCAAACCCTCAAAGGGTCCGTCCTCAAATGATATGATCCCGTCAGGTGTAGCCGACAGGCGGAGCTTATCGTCTTGAAAGCTCTCCTGCTCCTCGCCAGCGTACTCCAGCTTAACGTCGTTTCTCGCCTGCAAGCAGCGGACGACATACGCCTCGCAAGCGTGCCCCCGATGGGCGAAGCCCCACTCCTGTTCCTCCGCCAGCTCAGGCTGGTGCTTGGAATACCAGATGCGGCGGATGCAATCCTCCGCCTCGCTGGCGTTCAGGAATTGGCTACGGTCAAAGCCCCATTCTTTCTGGCTGTCGAGTATTCTCTGACCCCCAATGACAACGTCTCTCAGCTCCATGCTAAAATCCTTTCAGCGCCATCATATCGTCTATCGACAGCATCATTTGCCAGACGACGAGAAAAACGAACGCGACTAGAACTACAAGCGCGAGAATATTTTCAAAGTGCCACATCATGCTGCCTCCTCCTGCTTCAGGAGGATACCATGTTCGCTACGCTTGCGGCTGCTAATCTTCCCAACAACCTTGTCGAGCTTAGTGTCGGTGACCAGCACGTCTACATGGACATGATCCTTCTGCCCCATGCGATACAGCCGAGCGTAGAACTGATCCATGATACTGGGCGACCAGTCCTCCTCCACTACCACTATGCGGTTACCGCCATGCTGGAGGTTCATCGAAACGCCCATCGAAGCAATTTGACCGACAAGTACGCTGATCTCTTTGGCGTTGAATAGCTCCTGCGCTGACTGCTTCTGCGCGGCGGACGTGCGTCCGTCGATAACCCGCTGGCTTATGCCAAGGTGCTTCAGCTCGTTAACAAGCTGGTCAATCACCTCGCGATGCCAGACACCAATAAGCAATGGCCCGCTCCCGCTTTCTATTCTGTCAGCAATGATGTTGACGGCGGCGATCACTTTGGAAAGGCCGAGCTTACGACGCATCGTCGCGATATGCTCGTCGTTACTACTCAGCTCCTCCTCAATCTGACGGAGTGTCTTCTGATCCAATATCTTCATCATGGCAGTCAGCTCAGGGTCACGGGTCTGGCTAACTCGCAGACGGTTAGAAGTAAAAGGGGGCATTTGCTTCCACACGTCAGCAAGATCACGGCGAACGGCTAGGCCGCTGTCAAAAATCCACCTGTGTAGCTTGTCGGTGTTGCGGCTGCCAACGGTGACCGTTGTCGGGAAACTAGCACCCGGCCATTGCTTGCGTTGGGTGACGCAGTATTGGAGACGGAACCTCTCCATACTGACGCCACCACAACGCTCCCCGATGCCGTTGAGGTCAGCACGGCATAGGAAACTGTAAAGGTCGTCGTTCCAACGGGTGACCGGCGTCCCCGTCAACATCCAAGCATGGTCAACGTAAGACGCCAGTCCGTCTTTGCCCAAAATGGCTTTGGTCCGCTTGGCTTTAATGTTCTTGAGCGCATGGCTCTCGTCGCAGATCAGGACCGTAGCCCTCAATGCCTTTAGCTCAACAACCCGCTTAGTTGCGATCTCGTAAGACATGATGATGACGTGTGCGTCCCTGTCGATCTTGGTCGTCCCAGTCTTCAAAATTTGAGCGCGGGTGCAGGGAGCGTCCTCGCAGGGGAGGTACTCTTCAGCCTCTTCCTTCCACATAGGCAGGCTGATCGGCGGCCCAACGATAATCGTGTTCAGGTGTTTGTGATGCGCCTTTACAGTCTGGCAAGCCTTCAAAGCGGTCAGCGTCTTGCCGCTGCCCATGCCAGAAAAATTCCCGGCGAACGATCTGCTCGCGAGAAACTCGGCGTCCTCAATCTGATGCGGGAGAAGTGTTTTTCTCATAGCGACCTCCAAAATGTAAGTGCCTTGTAAATTAAAAAAAGATGGGGGTCAAGCCCCCACCTCGTAATTCAATTTTTCTACTGCAGCCTTAAGGAGCTGACATGCAATCCGAGGATGGCAGCCGTGTGATCTTAAAAATTGAAACCCATCCTCCAGACTAATCTTGTGTTCAATAATGTTCTTGCGGACGGCGGCGGCTACTTCGCCGCCTTTCAATTCATCAGCCGCCATGATGTCGTCCTCTAGCATTACGCTGCCTCCTTCTTGGTTTCAGGGTTTGCATTGGCGACCAGAAAATCACAGGCTTTCTGAGCCGCTGCCGAAGCGCGGAAGATTGCTCGTTTGTCTTCCTTCAATACCTTCAGCCATTCGGCTAGGTACTCGGCATGGTCTTCGCGTGGCTCGGCGCTCAGGCCGAGGGTGTGCATGACAAAGGCTGACCCCAGCTCGGCAACCAACTCCTCGCGAGCATAGTCTTTTGTGCCGTAGCTCGTCTTCAGGTCACGGTCCAGTCTGGACTTGTGACCCGTCCAATGAATGAACTCGTGAGCAAGGGTGGAGTAGTATGCCTCGGGGTCATTGAACTTCTCAAACGAAGGCATGACGATCTGGTCGAGAGACGGACGGTAGTACGCTTGCCCACCCTCGTGAACAAGGTTCGTCCTGCCAGCAAAGAAAGCCTCGGCAGCTTCGATGCGCTCGCCTTGGTTGCGCTCCTCCTCGACAGGATAGAACCGCTCGGGCAGCCCTTCGATCTGCTCGGCATTGAAGACGTTGTAGGTGCGGAGCAAGGGGATGCTCTTCTCTTCCTTCGTCACCTTGTCTTCGATCTTGAGGGGTTTGAAGAATACGATCTTGGTAGCCGTCGAACCCTTGCGGACTTTCC